AAATGCCAACGGAAATCTTCGGGGTGTTCTCGGAGAATAAAACAACAATAAAAAGGAACAAATAAACATGAACCAAGTAACAGAAAAAAAGAATAATGCTTTGGCAACATTTGATATGGAAGCTGATGCAGCACAAGGAGCCCAGAATATATCGCAGGAAGATCTTGCGTTACCATTCTTAAAAATTTTGGGACAACTATCACCAGAGGTTAACGAACGTGATGGTAAATATGTCGAGGGCGCAAAACCAGGCAAGATAATTAATACGGTTACAAATGAATTGTTTGATAGTATTGATGTAATACCATGTCACTATAAAAAACAATATATTGAGTGGCAGGACAGAGGCACAAGTAGTGGTGCACCTGTAGCAATTCACGAGGCAGACAGTGATATTATTAGTCAGACAACGAGAGGTAAGGACTACAAAGATAGATTACCAAACGGCAATTATCTTGATAATACTGCTAATCATTTTGTTTTGATAACAGGTAAAAGTCCGCAGACAGCTTTGATCTCCATGAAATCTACTCAATTAAAAGTTAGTAGAAAATGGAATTCAATGATGTTTGGTTTGACAATGCAGGGTAAAAATGGTTTGTTTACTCCGCCAACTTACAGCCACATTTATAAACTATCAACCGTTCAGATGTCTAACGACAAAGGAACATGGTTTGGTTGGGATGTAAAAATGGTTGGCCCAGTTCAAGATAAAAATATCTATGAAAGAGCTAAATCTTTTTCTGAATCTGTAGGTAAGGGTGAGGTACAAACAAAACCTGAATCTGAACCTGAAACTAAGAAAACAGAAAACTTTAGACTTTAACAGTTCCCGGGAGTGGGCGGTTAAGCGAGAGTGGACCCGCCCATTTTAATTTATGCATGATAAAAATACAGCGCCGGTGACGTATGAGGATTGGTTAAATCTAAATAGGGTAATTATCCCTTGTGTTAAGGGGGTTCCACGTATACCAAAATATACACAAAAAGATTTTAAGATCACGAAAGAAGAATGGAAAAGAGATTACGAAAAATCAGAGATAGCTTTAAGATTAGATAATGATGTTGATTTAGATGTAGACAATCCAATAGTAAAAGATTTCATACCGTATTACATAAAAAATTGTAACGCAATATTTGGCAGGGCAGGCAATCTGTCTAGTCATTACGTATGGATTAATGATAATAAAACTCCTTTTAAACAATTTAGATTACCAGATGAATTTGAAAAAGATTACAAAGACTATCCACACGGTGCCATGTTGTGTGAATTAAGAACAGAAAAAGAAAGATATACAATAGTCCCAGGATCATTACACAGTAAATCAAAAACAAATGTTGAGTGGGAAAGGTACGAGGGCATAAAACCATATAACGGTAATTTGTTATATGACGTTGGAAAGATAGCATTAGCCTCAGCTTTAGTTGTAATATATCCAACAGAGGGGGGCAGAGATGAATACACAACAGCCATAGCAGGTATTTTATGTAAACACAGTGATTGGAGTGATGAAGAAATCAATGATTTTGTTTACAGAATTTGTGAAGCCGCGAACGATAACGAAAGAGAAAAAAGAAAACAAAAAGGTACATCCTCTAGAAAGACAGACAGGAAGTTTGGTATAAATAAAATATCTGAGATAACAGGTTACTCTCATGCCAACATACAAAAACTTTTTAACTGGATAGGTTTATTTCAGTCTTTAACTACACAAATATCAAACGACATGATTGAAAAAATAGTAGAGTTTGGTGCTAATAGATATTACATTCATTTAAATGTTCCAGAACAGGATAAGATTATTAAAAGAAGAATCACTGTTCATGGTGAGGATTTAATGAATCAAAAAATATTTTACGATAAAGCTATGCATCAAGCTAAAGCGTGGTTACCCAGGCAAAAAGCAAAAGAATATGAAGACATGATGGCAGCTAAATTTAGCGCTAGAGAATATTCAAAAGATTTTGTAGAGGAGGCGAATGAAGAGTTTAAATTTAAAAGAATTTTTTTAGACTATTTAGAATCTAGAGGTATTTACACTAATAAGGAACAATTAGCTAAATATGGTGAACCTTATTTTGATAAAAAAAATAACAGGATAGAATTTAAATTAGATGGTTTTGAGAGAGAATTAGCTAAACAAAAAATAAATATGGATAGAGTAGATTTAGTTATGAAATGCATCAATATTTTAAAAGCACAAAAGAAACATGGGAAGTATTTAAATAAATCCTGTGTATCTTGGTCTATTCAAGGTAATAAAAATGATGATGATAAAATAATTTGGGAAGGCGAAGCTTTAGCCATTGATCACAGTCAGGATGTAGAAGATGAGTAATGAAAAATTTAATGGTATTTTAATTAAAAAAAGCACATTTAAAGATGTTAGGGCCATTGAAAAATTAATAGATAAACAACAAAAAAAACTTCCATGGTGGGTTTCGGGACCTCCAGGGACAGGGAAAACTTACGTATACATAAAAGAAGAATATGAAAAATTTTTAAAGAAAGGTTTTTTGTGGAACCGTATTGTGATTTTATCACATACAGTAAATGCGGCTGAGAATATTTTAAATGCTGTTAAGGATTTACCACAGATAGAAAACATACCTGAAAATGTTTTAGAGGAACAGATTTGCACAATACATGCTTATTTTAAAGCAGAGAGCAAAAAGAGAAACAGAAAAAAATACGGTAAAAAAAACCATGATGAATTTTGCAACGACCATCCAGTAATGAAAAGATGGATTGGGCATGGAAAAAAATCGTGGGAGAAACATCCTTTATATGCGTTTATATCACAAAAACATGGCAGGCAATGTTCTCCAAGAGAAATGTGGATGACAAATAGAGAATCTTACAAGAAAGATTGGAACGTCGTGGACTTAGAAATTTTAAAAGAACTGGAAGAGGAGTACAACGATTATAGAGATCAAAAAAAGGTAGTTTCTTTTGAAGACATGTTAGATAATTTTATTAGTGACGAAACTAAAATACCAGATGATATAGATGTTTTAATAATTGATGAGGGACAAGATTGTAATAAACCACAAGTGCAAGCTTTACTAAAAGCAGGGACAAATGTACCTGAAGGCAATTTCATTTTTGTAGGAGATCGAGATCAAGAAATTTATAATTACGCAGGATCACATACTAAATTTTTTATAAATTTAGAAAAAAATAAATTATTAGATAATCTATCAGTAGGAAAAAGATGTGGTGAAACCATAAATACTATATGTAAAAATATTATTAACCCACAAAGAAAGAGATTAGGTTTGCCAGAAAAAATTTGGACTCCAGTGCCTGGTGTAATAGGTAATCATTATTGGATACCGGATGTCGATAGGCCCAGTAAAAATTTTGATATACTTCTAGATAAAATTTTTAACACCAAAGAAACTTTTTTATTTACTTATAGGGGTAATCCTACTGACGGGCATACGGATATATTACTACAAAAATACGGAATAGATTATAGGATAACATCTAATTACTCTCATGGAAAAAGAACAGATTATGTGGCTAGAGATTTGTTACGTTGTTACAGCACTTGGGATAAATTTTACAAAGATCAAGTATCTTTGGATCAAATAAAAGAATATTGGCCATATCTTCCTAGTAAAGGATTTAAAATACATGGTAAGGGCACCGTTGCAAGTGCTTTTAAAAATGTTGCAAATGGAAAGTATAATATAAAACAATTATATGAAATGGGTATTATTTCAGAACAAGCATTAAATTATAAAAGTTTTATCGAAAGCGTAAAAAAGTCTGAAAAAGACGATATTGAAAGCAAGATACCCTACATAAGAAGAGTTTTAAGGAATCATGGTATAGAGGAAAAACCAAGAGTAGAGCATGATAACATTCATAAAATTAAAGGTTTAACTTATGATAATGTAATTGTTAATTTATCAAATTGGAGGACAATTGAAAGAAATGAAAGTGAAAGGTTGGCTTATACAGCTTACAGTAGAGGAAGAGTAGATTGTTGGAGTATAGCCAGTAAAAGTTTTAAAGATACAAATAGAGAAACTAGTTTAGGAGGAGTGCAACATGACAGAGAAAGAATTTTTTCTCTTCATCCAGAGGATGGAGAGGGAAGTGTGGAAGAATAATTTTCCAGAATATGAAAAGGAGGAAGATGACGAATAAGGATTTATTTAAAGGACCAACATATAATTCATTAGAAGAACAGGTAGGTGGGAAGCACTATCGCTCGATGAAAATTCAACCGGCAGAGTTTATCAACGAAAATAAACTCTTGTTTGCTGAGGGTAATGCTATAAAGTACATCTGCAGACATTCTGTAAAGGGAAAGGAAGAGGATATTAAGAAAGCGATACATTATCTAGAAATGATATTAGAAAGAGATTATAATGTGTAATACACCAGAAGATTTAAATCTTGAGGGCGTTAACACGGTTGCGATAGATATCGAAACATACGATCCTAATCTTAAAACAAAGGGTTTAGGAGCCATACGTAACGATGGCTTCATATGTGGTGTTGCTGTTGCTACAGAAAAAGATATCGCATACTTTCCTCTACGTCATTCAGACACAGAAACAGATCCGGAGAGAATAAAAAAAATATGGGATGTCCTCAATAATAGAATATTTCAAAACGAAAATATCACAAAAGTATTTCACAATGCGATGTACGATGTCTGTTGGATAAGAGCTGTAACGGGTATGATGATTAAAGGTAGAATAGTTGACACTATGATTGCTGCATCTGTTATTGATGAAAATAGATTTAAATATTCATTAGACTCTCTTTCTAAAGATTATCTTAAAGATTCTAAATATAAATATGATTTACAACAAAAAACTTTAGAGTGGTCTGGTGGCACAGTTAAGGATCCGATGACTAACATGCATAAACTTCCTGCATCAATTGTAAAAGAATATGCAAAACAAGATGTGAATTTAACTTTACGGCTGTGGAATTTATTTAATAAAAAATTAGATGAAGTATTATATATAAATAAAAATAAAGAGCAAAAAACTTGTAGAAATATTTTTGAATTAGAAACAAGATTATTTTTATGCTTGGTTGACATGAAATTCAAAGGCGTTAGAATAGATGTCTTTAAATTAAAAGCTTTTGGTGAAGAGTTAAAAACAAAAAGAGATAAACTTTTACAAGAAATAAAAGAAGAAACAAATTTAGATATAAAAATTTGGGCAGCATCTTCAATAAAAGAATTATTGAAAGACCAAAACATAACAAATTATAAAAAAACTCCTAAATCTAAAATGCCTAGTCTACCAAAAGACTATCTTAAAACTCATGAGAACCCTCTGTTAAGAAAAGTAGCTGAAGCAAGGGAATATGATAAAGCTGCTAATACTTTTGTGGATGGTTTATTAAGTTTTGTTTACAAAGGCAGAATACATGCAGACATAAATCAGATTAGAAGTGAGGGAGGTGGAACAGTTACAGGTAGGTTCTCAATGTCAAATCCAAATCTACAACAAATTCCAGCAAAGGGTGATATAGGAAAAAGAATGAGAGAGGTTTTTATCCCAGAAATTAATCATGAATGGGGTTCATTTGATTATTCACAACAAGAGCCACGTATTGTAGTGCACTTTGCAATAAAACATAAATGTAAAAAAACAGAAGAATTAAAAGAACAATATGATAAAGGTGAAGCGGACTTTCACCAAATCGTTGCTAAAATGGCAAATATTTCAAGAACGCAAGCTAAAACAATTAATCTTGGTCTTTTTTATGGCATGGGTAAAAATAAATTACAGAATGAATTAGAACTTAAGCCTGAAAAAGCTAGTAAATTGTTCGAGGAATACCATCGAAAGGTCCCTTTTGTAAAAGAAATATCTGAAAAATTTATGGAATTTTCAACTAATGAAAGGCTTATATACACATTAGAGGACAGATTTTGTAGATTTGATAGGTATGAAACAACTGCTAAAAAATGGAACAGAGATAAAAAAATATGGCAAGAGTGGGATAGAGATAAATTAGAACACGTCCCCGTTAAACTTTTAACTGAAACAGAGGCAAAAGCTAAGGCTGCTAAAATATATAATGAAACAGAAAGCACAAAATGGGAACAATTAACTCCAGACAAACAAGCAGAAGAATTTAAAGAATTTTTTGTGCCTGCGTTTACTTACAAAACTTTGAATAGAATGGTTCAAGGGTCAGCAGCTGATATGACAAAGAAGGCCATGGTTTTATTATATGAAAAAGGTATAGTGCCACATATTCAAATACACGATGAACTTTGTGTATCAATTAAAAATAAAGAGCAGGCTCTATTAATAAAAGATGTAATGGAGAAAGCTATTACTTTAGAAATTGATAATAAAGTTGACTTTGAATCTGGACCAAATTGGGGTACAACAAATGAGGAGTAAATATGGCTTATTTAAATGCAAACATACCACCTATCTATGCACAGATAAGGAGAGAATTTTTATATGATTTACAAAAACATCACGGAGAAGTTGAAGATTGTATTATCTTCGGTATATCGGCTCTTACTGGAAGGAGTATACTATGGCATGCTATTATGGAAAACGGTGCAATATTTTATCGCCT